GGCAAATGGTGGATATGTGGGAAGACACGGTGAGGCGCACGGTGCTCCATCAAGGCGACCTGAACCAGACCGCCGGGATTGACTACTTCCTGTTCCGGCCCCCGGTATGGCCCTACATCCCGCCGTTTGCCCTGGGGCGCTGGCGATGGGACAACTGGCTGATCTGGTCGGCGCTCGACCAGGGCGTGCCAGTAGTGGACTGTACGGCGTGCGTGTGGGCCGTCCACCAGAACCATGATCACAACCACGTCCAGGGCACCGTTGAGAAGGAGCGCAACGATGAACTCGTGCGTGACAACGGCGGCACCTTGAAACGCATCCATGACGCCACGCACCGGCTGACCGAACGGTTTATCTTGGAGTTCAATACGTGACCTCGCACATCGTCTGCCCGCGCTGCAAGCACATCTTCGAGCCGACTGACCAGCGGATCACAGACACCACGCTCGACATCTGGCACGCTGCCGGGCCGAAGTTCTGGCGCGGCAAACGCATGACACTCCGCGAACTGGCCGAGCAGGTGGACCGTTCCCCGACAACCGTGCGCAACCACCTGCTCCGACTGGCTGAGGTTGGGCTGGTCGAACTGGTCCCGGTCGGCAGTGGCACGTATCACGCCTATCGCGGCAGCATGTTTTCGGCGTACACCTAGCACAGAAACCGCGTGTAGCGCGAAATTCGGGGGGTACACGCGGCGATAGCCTCCCCGCATGTATGTAGGCATACAACGGCGTCCAGCGCCGTTTTTTTGCGTGTTTTTCAAATGTCCAACACAACTTGAACATTCCCCTCTGCGGCGTGGGTAAGATGTCTATAGGGCGAATATCTTTTCAGGAGGCATCGATGCCTTGGAAAGCGTTCAAACGGGGCGACGAGTGGTGTGTCTTCAAACTGGACGACAACGATAAGCCAGTTGGCGACATGCTCGGCTGTCACCCCACCAAAGCAGAAGCGGACGATCAGGTCGCGGCCTTGTACGTCAACGTCGAGGAACAGGACCAGGACGCGCCCGCAGACGTGTCCGAAATTGGCGGGTCATTGGAAGACTTTATTGATCGCGTCCGGCGATCCTTTGAACAGTCGTTTTCCGTGACGGCCAACGCGCTCCCCGTCGGCACCGAACCGCCGTATTGGGTGACCGATGTGTTTCCCGACTATGCCATCGTGCGCAAGGGCGACAACTACTGGCAAGCCAGCTTCACCGCGACGGGTGAAGAGATCGCCTTCGAGCCGCAGTCCGATTGGCAGCAGGTTAAGTTGGTCTTCGAGCCGGTGTCCGAACTGGACCCGCGCCCGGCCAACGGCGACAAAGAAGCCGTTGAGTCCGTGATCGTGTCGGAGTTCAAGGGCCAGTTCCCCAACGTTCCCCCTGCGCCGGGCGTCAACCTCGCGGAGTTGATTTCTGGCGACGATGATCCCATGTTCCTGACCGTACCCATTTCGCGGATTGGCGAGGTCAGCCGCAGCGGTCTTGTCCACGACAAGGCGCTGGCCGACGCGCTGGTGGCTCAAGTCAACGGGGATCGCCCCGGTGGACTAATGGGACACTTGCGCGATGACGAGCGCGCAACCAAGCATCCGGTGAGTGCTATTCACTGGATTGGAGCCACGCTCGATACCGACACGGTTTGGGCTAAAGGGTACATCCCGCGCACTCAGGTTGACGTGCGTGAGGAATACCGGATCGCCAAAGCCAAGGGGGGCAAGGTGGCGACCAGCGTGTACGGTCGCGCGATGCGTGAGTTTGCCGGTGGAAGTCGTGAATGGCGCGCCCGTGACTTCGACCTGGAAAGCATCGACCTGGCCCCACACAAGCGCGCGGCGCTGCCTGGTAGCGGTGATTTCTATATCACGCATGAGATGTCGGACAGTGACGCATCAAGCGTCCCGGTGTCTGAACACGGAGAAAAAACGATGACGACCAAAGCAGAGATTATCGCGGAACTGACTCCGCGTGACCTGCCTGACGCTTTGAAGAAAGCCATTCTCAGCGAGTACGAGACGGCCAACAAGACGCAGGTGCAGATCGCGGAACTGTCTGCGGAGCGCGACAGCTTGCAGACGACCGTAACGGAACTGACCGCCGAGCGCGATCAGTTGAAGACCCAAGTTGCCGAATTCGAGCAGGCTGAGAAGGACCGCAAGGCGGCTGAGGAACAGCACGAGTTCGACCTGGCGCTGACGGGCAAGGTGTCGGAACTGACCGACTGGACCACGACTGACGAAGACGCGCTCAAGACGCTCAACGCCTTGCGCAAGCGCTTTAAGGCAGCGGTCCTTTCGGAACTGAACGGCGACCACGCCCCGGCCAAGGTGGAGCAGGTAGTAGCCGAACTGTGGGACAACGAGTTCTCCATTCTGGCCGAAGCCGTGCGCAACAATCTGGCCGGTCCTGCTGCGTTTGTCGGGGGCAAGACGCCCGGCAAGGTGACTGTGGACGACAGTCCAGAGGCCATCGAACACGCGCGGGCCAAGTTCGGGTTCTAGGGCGCAAGCCCCACAGGAGGAATGAGCGATGTCTATCACAGTTACTAGCGCCAACGTTCGCCCGGCCAACGCGCATCAGTGTGTGATGCGGAACTTCTATACGGGCGGGGCGGTCACGGTGGGGTATTGCCCGTATATCGACGCCAGCGGTTACATCCAACACGCTGACGCCGACGCGGGCGAAACCGAAAGCCGGGGTATTGGGATCATCGTAGGGTCACCCGATGGTGAAACCAGTATCGCCGCCAGCCGCTATGCGTCCGTCTGCGTGTACGGTCCCGTCTACGGCTTCTCGGACATGACGCCGGGTGCGCCGGTGTACGTGGACACGACAGCGGGCCTGTTGACGCAAACCGCGCCGACCGGCGGAGCCTATCAGCGCGTGGTTGGGTGGGCGCTCGACGCGACAACCTTGTGGGTGTCGCCCGACAGCGAAGAACCCGACAGCGTGTAGGTGCAAAGGAGCATAGAGGACAATGGCTGAGATTGTTGGCGTACAGACTATCTTGAGTAAGGCTCTGCCGACCGGCGTGGACGGAACCCGTATTGCGCAGTGGCAATTGCGCAGCGGGAAAACCTACCAGCAGTGGGTCACTGAGGCGGCTCAGGCCGTCGCGGGGTTCAATGCGGAACTCGCCAATCGGTGGGGCTGGCTGTTCTCCATCACCGAAGATCAGATGATGGAGTACGCAAACGGCGGGTCCGTCACCGAAGCACCGGAAATTTCGGACACCGATCGCGTGGACGCCGTGCATGGCGACACCATCGGTCACATGATTGACCTGATCGCCTACGGGCGCGGTATCGGCGGTTCCAAGCGCTGGTTCCGTGACGCCCGCGAAGCACAGTTCGACGCGCAGTTGCGCAACCTGATCAACCAGTTCCGTTGGCGCTGGGAGAAGAAGCTGCTCAACCGCTGGTTCACCAACACCGAGAATTCGGTGGGCACGTCCGGCTATGATGTGCCGTTCGTGCGCGGGACGGGCGGCAACGTGGACTTCGCGCCGCCCGCGTATGGTGGCGAAGCGTTCACGACCAGTCACAACCACTACCTGGGTGTCGATAGCGACAGCTACGGGTATGACGGCGTGCTGAACCAACTGGCCGAAACGTTGCAAGAGCACGGCCACGAACCGCCCTACATCTCGCTGGTGTCGCGGGCCAATATTGGCAGCTACTTCGCGCTGGCCGATTTCGTGGAAGCACTGGGCAACACACCGATCGTCATCGTGGATCAGGCCGGGTTGACCAGCACCAACCGCTTCTTCTCGCGGGACGTGCGCGAGTTCGGCGTGATCGGTGGGTTCAACAGCGAGTACGGGTATGTCGAGCTTCGCGCCACCAACCGCGTGCCTACGGGCTACGCGGGCATGGTCAAGAGTTACGGCAACCTGGACGCGCGGAACCCGCTGGCGGTGCGCGTGCATCCAGACGTGGGATTTGGCGCGTACATCGTGCCGGAAACCACGCCCGATGTGACCTATCCGCTCAAGCAGATCGACGTCGAATTCGAGTTCGGTGTCAGCGTCGGCATGGATCGGACGGTAGGTGCGGCTGCGTATCTGAGTTCGGACGGCACCTGGACCAATCCGACCATCTCGTAAGGTGGTTCAATCAGCAGCACGAGGGGCGGATCGCCCGCCCCTCTGTTCTCGCGGAGGACGTGATGCGATACGCCTTGAACTGGATGAATTATCGGTATATCAACGTGGACGGCTACGGGCTGTTCGGGCTGAATTTCATCCAGGCGCTTCACCGGGCTGGCGTGCAAGTCAGCCCGTATGCCGTCTATCAGGCAGAGTGGCCGGGCTGGTTGCAGATGCTGGCCGGGATCGACTGGTCAAGACTGACCATCGCCCTGATGCCGAGTTACGAGCTGCGTCCCGGTTGCGGGCGGGTCTGGAACTTCACGATGTACGAAGGAACGGGCCTTGAGGACCGCTGGACGCCTGCCTTGAACAAGCACGCTGAACGGCTGCTCGTGCCGCACGAGTTCTTGATTGACGTGTTCCGCGCGCACGGTGCGACGGTGCCGATCCACGTTATCCCCGGCGGAACCGACCCGCTGGCGTTCCCGGTCAGTCCGATCTCGCCCTACGAAACCGGACGCCCGTATACGTTTCTGGCCCTGGGGGATCGCGGCGCGCGCAAAGGGTGGGATATTGCGTGGCAGGCGTTCTACCAGGCGTTCGGGGATGATCCCAACGTGCGCTTTATGGTCAAGATGCGCAAGGACAGCAAGCCCATGTTGAACCTGTCAGCCAGCGACCGACGGCTGTCGGTTTGGCGCGAAGACGCGGTGAGTATGCTGCCGGTCTACGAACAAGTGGACTGCTTTGTCTTCCCGACGCGCGGCGAAGGGTGGGGCATGCCGCCCCGCGAGTGTGCCATGACGGGCAAGCCGGTTATCTGCACGCGCTGGTCCGGCGTCGAAGCCGGGATCGACCATTGGGCGCTGCCCGTGTCCGTGGACAAGATGGTGGACTCGCAGTTGAAGGGCAACGGGCAGTGGGCCTTTCCGAACATCGAGGAAACGGCTCATCTCATGCGCTGGTGCTACGAGCACCGCGATGAGGCCCGACAGAAAGGCTTGAAAGCGGCTCAGTGGCTGCGCGACAACCAGACGTGGGATCACGCAGCGGGCAAGCTGTTGAACCTGATCAGTGAGGTAGGCTAATGGCGCTCAGCAGTGACCAACTAACCGACTTTCGCGGTGACATCGGAGATGACGGCACCGTATTCACGGATGACGAACTCAACCGCCTGTATACGCGGTCGGGGTCCGTCTACAGTGAGGCGGTGGTGCTGGCAATCCGGCAGTTGCTAGCCAGCGCGGTCAAACTGCACGACTACCGCATCGCGCAATCAGCGGAGAGCATGAGCCAGGTATACGACCACCTGGAAAAGCTGCTCGACCGTTGGGAGAAGATCGCCAACAGCGAGGAACCGAAGTCGCAGGTGCGCGTCGTGGGCATGCGCGGTATCCCGCCGCGTGACAAGGATGAGCCGTATGCCTGACTTCAATGCCTGGTTGGGGGATACCTACGCGCTGTCTACGTGGCGCGATGACGTGGACCGTTCGACGGATACCGCGCGGGTGATCTCGGCCAAGTCGAGCAGCATTGAAGTCTACCGCCTGGGCACGGCGCAAGCCGCGCAGACCGTCCGGTTGGAAGTGCTGAGCGTGTCCCAGGCCGAGACCATGGGCATTAACCTGACTGGGATGCGTATGGGCATGCTCATCGTGGGCTACAAGGACCATGCCACGATTGCCGACACGGACATCCGGCGCGGCGACTGGTTCCAGGAAGGTGATGTGCGGTACGAGGTCAAGCACGTCATACCGGACACACCCAAGCGGTTCCTGGCCGTCGCGGAGGCGATGGATTATGGGGTCTAAGTGGATCGTGCCGCCGACTGTGGCCTTTCAAGGGCTGTTCACGGCCTACGAGTGGCGCATCTACAAGGCCGTATTCAAGGTGCTACAGGCGCGCGCGCCGGAAATCCAGAAGTGGATGAAAGAGAACCGGCCCTGGACTGACCGCACCGGCAACGCCCGCGCCAGCTTGAGCGCCGATGCCATCGCGCAGTTTGAGCGCATCATCATCGAACTGTCGTTGGGGCGACTGCCGGACGGCACCATTCTCGAATACGGCAAGTATCTGGAATGGGCGCATGGCGGGCAGTACGCCATTGTCGGCCCTGCCGTCGATCACTGGTCGCCAATCATCATGGAAGACATGAGGCTGTTACTGCGATGAGCCTGACTGATGCGTTCGTGACGTTGATGGAAGCCGATACCGGGGCAGGGGGCGCGGCCACGCTGCTCACAGGCGGCATCTACACCTATGCGGAAACGGGGCGGTTGGGCATCAACCAGCAGACCACGCCGAGCGCGTGGGACGCCACGACGCGCAAGCTCAAACCGTGCGCTGTTGTCAAGGACCGGGCGCGCGTCCCTGACGGCGGGGTGACGGATGATCTGGAACAACTCGCGTCCTGGCGGCAGGTGGTCGAAATCTACCTGTACCAGGATGGCGACACAGACGGGTCTACGTTGGACACGGTCGCGGATCGTCTTTTCGTCCTGTTTCATGGCCGGCGCATCTCATCCAAGATCACGCATTGGGCCAATAGCATCGTATCGGAGCGCGAACCGGCCTTAAACCGGGCGCACATGAACCGGATTGATTTTGCGGTTCACGGTATACAAGGAGTCTGATATGGGATACATCTTCGGCGTCGATGACCTCAAAGTAGCCACCTGGAACAGCGCTGAGAACTACGGCACTGCAACGGACGTGGATGCGGTCAGCCTGATGAGCGTCACGCTCAACACGGTCAGCGGCATCCTCGAAGGCGACGACATGATCAAAGACGCACACGCCAAGATCATCAGCGCGACCGTGCGCGTCCGGCTGGCCTTTTCCAGCCTGACCGTCTATAGCATCTTGACCGGCACGGATGTGACCGACAGCGCGACGGTAGACCGCTTGCCGTTCGATACGGAGAACCTACCGTATTTCGCGCTGGCAGGCCGGATGCTGCCAACCGAAGGGTCAGGCGATATTCACTTCTTCCTGCCCAAGGTCAAGCTGATGGAAGGGTTCGAGATCGCAGCGGAGTACGGGCGCTATGCCACGCCGGAACTGTCCATGACCGCCGTGCGCGAGGGCACCACGTACAAGCTGTTTAACATCTACGAGCACGCGACCGCCCAAGCCGTCACGATCCCACCCACTTAGGCTGAGACATGACGAAGGCGAAGCGAACGCAGATGCAGAAGCCGACACCGGGACACGTCTGGCGACAGGCGCGCGAACAGGGTGTTGTGGTTACGCTGCCGTCCGGTCACGTAGCGCGGCTACGTGGCGTTGGACCTGACTTGCTGTTATCACGCGGCAGTATTCCCGACGCCCTCACGCCCCTCATCGCGGGGGCGATGGGCTTGGGCCAGGACAGTATCGAACTGGATCGGTCGGATCTGAACACGGTCAAGGACTTCGTGGCGCTGGCTGAGGAAATCTGCCGCCTGGCGTTTATCGAGCCGCGTATCGTGGATGAGCCGGAAGCCGACGACGAAATCAGCCTGGACGACTTGTCGTTTGATGACAAGATGTTCGTATCCCGCTTGTTGCAGGAGCCGGTAGCAGACCTGGAAAAATTTCGTCCAGGACAAGCGCCAGATGTGGAACCTGTGGCGGCTGAGCCAGGCGACGAACCGCCCGCCGAGTAGCATCCTCCGGTTGCATGACGTAATCCGACGCCGGTACGGGTTCGATGGCTGGTGGGCCGCATACCAGTTCGATCAGGCCGTAACGTGGTTCGGCGCGTATGTCGAAGGCTTGCTGACCGAAACAGAAACAGTGTTGGAAGGCGGGCAAGAGCGCATGAAACCCAAGTACACCGGGCCGGAAGACCTGTTCAGGCGTATGGATGACGGGGGGCCGGACCGCGCGCGCTTGCATGACATAAGGGCGCTGGTCAGTACCGCGAAGCGCATCGGCGCGTATCAGAGGACGTGAGCATGGGACTGGCAAACCTGGGCGCGGGAGCCGGAACGGATGTAGGTGTCGCCAAGGGTCGCATTGAAATTGACCTGACGCAGTTCCGGCAAGCGCAAAACCAGATGATGCAGATGTCGCGTCAGATGGAAAACGCGATCATCTCAATGGGCGTGGCGGCGGATCGATCTACCGCGCGCCAGGTGACCAGTTGGCAGCGCGTCAACGCGGCAGTAGAAGGGATGCTTGGCCCGCTATCCCTGGCGGCAGGGTTCGTGACGGCGATTGGCGTGCGCGGGTCAAACGAAGTCAAGCGCCTCGAAATTGCCTTCCGCAATATGGCCGGAGGCACTGAACAAGCCAATATCTACATGAGTGAGTTGGAAGAACTCACCGGCGTGATCGGCGTCAATATCCTCGACATGCAAGACGCAGCCTTGGCGTTGTTGCCCGCCACGCGACGAGCTGGTGCTGAACTGTCGGACATGATCGTGCTGGCGCAGCGGTTGATGATCCTTAATCCGTATAAGGATTATGGGGATGCTGCCCGCGCGATGTCCGAACTCCTGGCCGGGCAGACGATCTCCATCGTCAACCAATTCAACCTTCAACGGTCAGCCATCAATAAGATTGTCGATGACGCCAAGGGCGACAACATCGCGCTCCTGCAAGGGCTGAGTGAGTACCTGGACAGCGTGGGCGCGACCAACGAAGCCCTTGAAGAAATGGGCGCGTCCGGGGTCATGGCCGGGCGCAATATGCGCCAGGAATGGAAGCTGACCCTGGCACAAGGCTTCGAGCCAGTTGCAGCAGGCGTGAACCGCATCCAGGGGCATTTTGCCGAGATGGCGCGCACGCTGCGCACCAATAATGCCGAACTTGTAAAAACCGTCGCGCTCATGACGGCGCTCGTGGCGGCGGGCGGCGGCGTGGCCGGTTTGAAAACCATGCCGCTGGTCGGCCAGATGATCCCGGTCTCGCCGGGTCTGGCGCGCGGCGCGCGCAACCTGGGCGTTTACGGAGCAGCGGCGTATGGCGGGGCGACCATCGGGCGCGAACTGGTTCAGTGGGCCGGGGGGCTGCGCGGCGATGAACGGATGCAGAACTACCAGTTGGGCGATGCGGTGGACACGTTCAAACAGGCGCTGGTGCTGGCGACGAACACGGTCGTGATCTTCGTCAAAGGCATACTCCGCCTGGTCGATATGTTCCAAGAATTCCTGCTCAATCTGGCCCCATTCTTGAGCGACATTCCGGACAAGCTGCGCGAAGCGGGCGCGGTGTTGGTTGAAGGCATCTGGGATGTGGCGTACTGGATTTCAGAGCAGTTGGGCAAAATTGGTATCGACATCGGCGTGCCCAAGCGCGAAGAAGGGGCGCGGGCCGGTACCGTGCAAGAAGCTCAAGCCGCGGTCACGCAGATGATGCGCGAATTCTTCATCCAGCAAGCGGGCGGTTATCCGGGCAAGGTGTCGGGCGCGCAGTGGGCGTTTGCCAACCAGATGCCTGATGAGTTATTCAAGCCCTTGACTGCCGGGTTGGGCTTTCTGGCGCGCGCCAGCGACGACGCGGGCGACAGCGCACAAGATACGCGCGATTGGGTGGACAAAACGTCGGACGCGCTCGACGGGCTGGTGATCAAACTCGGCCAAGCGACCGGCGTGATTAAAGAGAGCGAAGCGGCCGTTCATCCTTGGGTGCGGGCGCTTCAACGATCCATGGAAGCCGATACCGGGGATACAGGCCGGTTGTTCGGCATCACGGATGAAATGCTGGACGGCTATGCGGCCTATCTGGACGACCTGGAAGAAATTGACCGCCAGGGTCAGGAACGCCGGTTGTCGATGGAAGAAGCGTACCAGCAGACCTTGACCCGCGAAATGGAAGATGAGCAAGTGCGCCGGCGGCGGGCGGAAGAAGACCTGGCCCGCGCCATCGCGGACGTGCAGCAGTCGTTGGCCGAAACGGTGGCCGAAGCAACGGCATCGTACAACGAGCGCGTCAGCGAGATCAACGAAACGTTCCAGAAGGAAGAAGCGCAGCGGTTGCAGGATCACCAGCGCGACCTGGAACGGATGGAGCGCGAACACCGGAATAACCTGCTGAGCGCAGCCGCGCGGCTGGATGCGGTAGCGGTCTGGCAGGAGATGCAGAACTACAACGAGAGCCGCCGCAACGCCGAAGAAGATTTTGAAGAAGAAACGCAGCAGCGCCAGGAGCAGTTACAAGAACGGCTGGACCAGGAAAAGGAAGCGCACGAGGAACGGTTGGCCGAGGCGCGCAAAGCCGCCGCGCGGCGCATCCAGCAACTGCAAGAGGAATTCGCGCGCAGCGAACGGCTTTATGCCGAAGATCGGGCGCGGCGACTGGCCCGCCAGGCAGAAGATTATGCCAGCCAACTGCGGGACCTGAATAAGAGCATCGTGGATCAGCGGACCGCGCGCAGCAAGGCGTACATCGCGGAACTGCAATCCGCTCAGAACCAGGCGATGAAAATGTTGGGCATCGCTAACAAAGAATACGATGCGCTCTACCAATCCTTCGTGGCGTATCTGGCTCGTATGAAGGCGGCGCAAGTTGCGTCCAACGTGGTCAGCGCCGTGTCGCGCATCTTTGGCACCGGGCGGCAAGGCGGCGGTGAGGTCTACAATACGGCTTACCGGATGACCGAAGCGGGCGAGTTTGTCATGCGGTCGGATACCGCGCGGCTGATGCGCGGGGCAGTGGGCGCGCCGCTCACGCAAGGCAAGATGGTAGACCTGCTCAACCGCGCTCAGATGAGTTCAGGCGGCAGCAAAACCATTCAGATAGGCGATATTATCATTCAGGGCGGGCGGGGCGACCCACGCCAGATTGCGCGCGCTGTTCGAGAAGAACTGGCGATGATCATAGGGTGAGCGATGGCATATCAAGTAGCAGACGGCAAAGGTAACGCGGCAGGGCTGATCGATGTAGACCCTCAGCCCGCTTCGCCGTATGGCGTGCGGTATCCCGAACTGCGCTTTGGAGCCGATGGCTCCGCAACGCTTCACGGTTCGGCGTTCATCGATCTCGTCTGGTCGTCGCTCACGCGCACGCAGTACAACAGCTTGCTCACGCAATTCGGCCTGAGCCAGACCATCGCGCACAATGCCGTCACGGTCAGCGTGCTCGACAATGACAACACGTTTACCACCTACAATGGCGATGCGTACCGGATGCAGGAAGAACGGCGCCGGATTGCCTTTTGGAGCAATCTGGTGATCCGGGTTGCCAACTTGGAGACGCCCGCATGACGTCCGTTGCGTTCCGTTACCATCTGTTCCTGTACCCGCCGCAGGTCATCTTTCGCGCGCAGGTCAACCAGGCGTCGTTCACGCGCAATGCGGCTCAGGTCACCTATGACAGCGTGACCGTTGGGGCTTACGCCGACATCCAGCCTGAAATGCTCATCTTGTTCGGATCGAGCGTCGGCAGCGACGATTACGGGCGCGCGCGCGTGCGCAAAGCTGCGACAGCAGACACGTTGTATTTCGGGTGGGCGTCCCGGTCGAAAGGGGAGGGGGAAGCCTACCTGGCTGATGATGTGTATATCACGGTGCTGGACCTCTACAAGCCCTGGACCAAGAACCCGCGCATCACAGACGCCGGAGCCATTTATACCGATTTCGACCGCGATTTCGACACTTACGGCAAGAACCCGCCCGCGCTCATTCTGGGCTGCGGGGCGGCGG